ATTACTTTCCGCTAATAATAGAGATTCTTTACTTGGTCGAGCAGCTAATTTATTAATTGTTGATGAGGCAGCGGTAATTCCCAACGATGAGTATTTTATAAGAGACTTACGTCCTGCTCTTTCTACATTTGAAAATTCAAGATGCTTATGGATATCTACACCTAGAGGAAAAGGTAATTACTTATATAACTATTATCTTAGAGGTAATGATGATGAGTTTCCAGAATGGGGTAGTGATCTTTTTACGTATCGCGCAAATCCTTTATTATCACAAAATGATATAGATGAAGCACAAAAAGCTATGTCAAGAGCTATGTTTGCACAGGAGTATGAATGTGAATGGACAACTACAGAAGATCAAGTTTATGACGCGTTAGATGAAGATAAACATATTGGTGAATTTGTGGGAGAAAAATTTACTGAGGTTATAGCAGGACTTGATGTTGGTTATCGAGATGAAAATGTTTTTGTAGTAATTGGTACGAATGGTAAAGAGTATTGGATAATAGATGAATTTGTTTCAAAAGAATCTACAACTTCTGAATTAGCTAATACTATTCGAGATAAAGTTGATGAATGGAATATAGACAATATCTATATTGATTCAGCAGCTGCTCAAGTAAAAGCTGATTTTGCTTTTGATTATGATATATATTGTGAAAATGCAATTAAATCTGTAAATGATGGAATATCTTCTTTACAAGTGTTAATTGAGCAAGATAAACTTTATTTTGATACAGAAGGCGCATCTCATACATTTTCAGCTATGTCTTCTTATAAATGGAATCCTAATACTGAGAAACCTAAACCAATTCATGATTGGTGCTCCCACCCTGCTGATGCAGTTAGATATGCTATTTATACACATCAGAAAATGAGTAATATATCTATTTATGCTTAGACTGATTATCCTAAACTATAAACGACCAGAAAATATTAAAAAAATTGTTTTTTCTTTACAAAAACTATTTCCAAAAATTACAGTTATAAATAATAATCCAGAATATTCCTTACCCTATTATGGAGGGGGAATAGATGTAATCAATAATGAACGTAATTACTTTTGTATGGAACGGTGGGTACGTTGTTTTGAGTACCCAGAAGAATTTAAATTAATTATTGATGACGATATTTTACCCTCTCCACAATTAATAAAAAATATGATAAAATCAAATTTACCAATCACAGGTATTTATGGTAAACGAGGCGTAACTATAGCTAATTCTTATGATGAATTAGAAGATGTTTGGAGCGAAGGAGAAGTAGATTTTTTAGTTGGTTCTATAATTTTAGTAAAACAATCTGCATTAAATGAGATACAGATTGACCTTCAAAAAACAGGCTATCCAGAAAGAGGTGATGATATTATTTTAAGTTATTTAATTAAACGTAGATTGGGAGTACCATTAAAATTAACTTCAGGTCGATTTATGTTTCTACCAGAAGGAAATGTAGGCTTAAATAACGATACTGACCATTTCACAAAAAGATGGAACGTGATTAAAAAATTTCAAAATATTGGTTGGACAGATCAGGGATAAATGGATAAGATAGATAAAATATGTTAAAAAGATTTCCCATTAAATACGTTCGTGATTATATTAAAAAAGACTACAAAGTTCGTGATAAATGTGTAATTTGCGGAAGTAAAGAAAATTTAGAACTTCATCATCTTTACAGTCTTTCTCAGCTTTGGCAGAAATGGTGTATTGCTAATAACTTCAAACAAGTTACAAGTGTAGAGATGATAAAAATTTTAAGAATGAAATTCGCTAAAGATAATAAAGAGTTTTTAAAATCATCAAATCTTTATACTTTGTGTAAGTTTCACCATAATAAGTTACATACTCTGTATGGGCAAAATTACTTAAATCACTTAGTTCCTAAAATAAAAAAGTGGATTGAGATACAAAAGGACAAAGCAATTGGCGGAACTTAAAGATACCCCTAGATGGAGAGAATGGTTAAGTGAAAAGCTTAATCCCGCACAGCCATCAATAGCATCATTAGAACCTTATGCTTCTCCTGAGACAATTGTTGATTTCGAACAAGCATACCGAGAAATTGAGATTATACATCGTGCGGTCGAGATGGTAATATCTGCATGTGTTGACACACCTCTTAAAATTACGGGAAATACCCCTGCTAAAAAAGTTAATAAACTTTTAAATATACGTCCTAACCCATTTGAGGATAGAGTCCGTTTTTTCCGCCGTGCTCTTTTAGATTTTCATCTTGACGGCAATGCATTTTTTTATTACGATGGTAATGATTTATATTTGTTACCGGCTAATGATGTAGAAGTAGTTCCCGACCCACATACTTTTGTTAATCATTATAACTACATGATTGCCAATCAACAAAGTTCTGATTTTTTTGGGTATAATAAGGAAACAAGAAAAAGTGAAGCTATAACGTTCCAACCACAAGAAATCATACACGTAACTAATGAAAATACTTCTAGTATTTTTAGAGGCACAAGTAAATTAAAACCTTTGTTAAGATTAATAGAACTTTACTATTATATGATTAATTTTCAAAGGCAATTCTTTAAAAATAACGCTATACCTGGTTTTGTTCTTACTACTGACAATATTCTTAGTAAACGTGTTAAAGAGAGACTTTTAGAAGGATGGAGAAACTCATATACAACTATTTTTGATAATGCTAGGCACCCAGCAATTTTAGATGGAGGATTAAAAATAGATCAGTTTTCGACGGTAAAGTTTCAAGAACTTGATTTTGAAAACTCAATTGAAAGAATTCAACAAGATATGGCAAAGGCATTAGGCGTACCATATGTGTTGTTAAAGAGCGGTAATAATGCTAATATTGATGCAAATCAAAAACTCTTTTATCAACATACTGTAATGCCTATCTTGAATCAGTTTTGTAGTGCGTTTATGTTGTTTTTTAATAATGGTGTTGAAGTTAGACCTGACAAATTAGCAATACCAGCACTTAGACCAGATGAACGTACGCAAAGTATTTATTATTCGACTCTTGTTAACACAGGGATTATAACACCAAATGAAGCAAGAAGCGGATTAGGATATTCATCTATAGATGGTGAAAATAGCATCAGAATACCTCAGAATATAGCAGGTAGTGCAGTAGATGCTACTCAAGGGGGCAGACCTCCCAACGAAGAGTCTGAAAATCAAATTGATGAAGGAACAAGCGATGAAGGATAAAATGCTTTTTATAAACAGCGCAATAGAAAAAGCTTCTATGTCCAAAAAAGACAAGAATCTTAAAATTGCTGGTTATGCAAATACAACATCGAAAGATCGTGCTGGCGATATAGTTACTGCCGATGCATGGGCTAAAGGTGTTGATAACTTCAGACGCAATCCAGTCCTTCTTTACCAACACAAACATGATTGTCCAATTGGTAAAGTAAATAAGATTACTGTGGATAAAAAAGGTATTTTTGTTGAAGCAGCAGTTAGTACTGCTGCTGAAAACAACCACGGTATTCAGACCCTAATAAAGGACGGCGCTCTTAAGAGTTTTAGTGTCGGTTTTAAAGTTAAAGATGGTAACTATAATCGAGAAGACGACTCGATGTATATTACTGATGTAGAATTATTAGAAATCTCTGTTGTAAGTGTACCTTGTAACCAAGATTCTTTATTCAGTGTCCGTAAAAGCTTTGAGACTGATGATGATTATACAAGTTTTGTGAAATCATTTAAGTCTAAGGATAACTCAACTAAAGATGAGAAAGCTGCAAAGATTAAGGCTGGAATTACTGATTTAGCAGAAGGTCATTATCATACTGTTGAAATGGATAAAAATATGGATGGTGTAACAACTTATGCTTCTCATATGGCTAATCATGCACATAAAATTAAAAAGGGTGTGCTTGAAGCCGCTGACGGTCATACACACGAAATTAGTATGGTTGGTGTAGCAGTTCATGATACAATTGGTCCTGACCAAGATGCGGATGTCAGTGAGCGTCCTCTTTCTCCCTCAGAACAAGAATCTGTACATGCAGAAGGTCATGGCCAAGTATTGCCTGTATCTGAAGCGAGTATAGAAGAACTTGAGATTGAGATTAAAGAAGAGGTGATTGAAGAAGATATCAAAGATAAAGAAGAAGAAGATGATGATGATATTGAGATAGAGGTAGATCCTAACCAACCTATCCCATTTTTAAATCTTCTATCTACTGAGACTTCTAGAATTGGTAATAATGATTTCGTTAAATATCAAAACACCAGATATAAAGTCACAAAAATTGCAACCGCCCAAAGCCCAACTTTTAAATTTTTAGAGGTTGACTTACAAGGAAAAGATTGTGATAATAATGTTGATGTTAACGCAGATGACATTTTTGTCGTTAATACCTGGGATATAGGTTCCAAATACGATTTAATAGTTAATAATTTTGATGAAGTTACTCAAGATTTAAAACAAGACTTTAACAAGTATTGTAACGCTACAGAGGCACAACTCTACCGATTTAAAGATTCAGTAAGTTTAGAGCCTCAACAACAGGAACAACTTAATACTCTAATTAACATAAAAGCCACACCATCCTCAGAATGGACAGAAATTGAGCAAAAATTTGCTCATACTTATACACAAAAAATCAAAGCTCTAAAAGAGCTAACTAGTGAGGCACAGAAAGATTCAAATATTAGTCTGGCTCTTAAGCTTCACGGATACTTTGAAAAGGAGAACGATACTATGGCAGAACAGGTCGTAGATACCATTGATCTTACTAATGCAGGCGTTGACGCCGGCATTGAGAAGGTCGAAACGGCTGAAAAAGCTATCGAAGAGAAAGCTGCTCCAGCCGCGCAAGTGTCTGAACCAGAAGTAGCCAAGTTGGTTAAGAAAACCGGCGAAGCTGTAATGAAGGAGTCGGACGCTGCGGAAAAAGCTCAGGAAACTGGAGCTTCCTACCGACAAGAAACTGAGGAACTTGAGGAACTCAAGTCTCAGATTTCTAAATATAAAGACGAAGTTAAAGCACTTACTAACACTAAAATGGTGTACCAAGAGAATCAACGTACTACGTCTCAATTCTCTGAGAAAGATATGGCAAATGCCTATCTTCTTGCTAAGTGCATGAATAAAGCGGATTTGTTTGATACGAAAATGGGTGCTCGCATGAAAGCGATTACTTCTGTTGATCAATTCCTCTCTAACTTCTCAAGCAACATTTATACGGAAATGGAACAGCAACTAGTTATTGCTCCTATGTTCAATCGCATTGCGGTTGACGCTAGGAATTTCCGTGTACCCGTCGCCGATGAAGATACTGATGGTGATGTAGCACAGTTTGCCTCTGGCACGTTTGCTACAGGCATCGCGGATACCACGCGTGTTCCAACATCTAATCAGAACTCCATCTCTGCGGTTACATTTACACCACATAAATTTATGGCTACTACGCATCTTGCTAAAGATGAAGAAGAAGATACGGTTCTACCGCTTCTCGACTTCCTCCGTGCAGCTGCTACTCGTCGTTTGGCTCGCGCCATCGATAAGTCCATTCTTCGTGGTACAGGAGCTTTGTCAGGCTTTACTGCTGCTCCAACTAACGCCATTGCCGCTGGTACCGGTTACGGTGCGGTATTCAAGGGAATTGTCAAACTCGCCTCTGACGCCTCTCTTTCCGCTACTACAGGTTCCGCTTCAGATAAAGCAGATCCTACAGATATTGCTTCTGCTCGAGGCACTCTCGGAAAATATGGCTTACAACTTGGAGATCAGCTAGTTTATTTGACCACTATTGAAGGTTATAATAACTTGGTTACTACCTCTGATTTCCGCACAGTCGATAAGTTCGGACCTAATGCAACTTACCTAACAGGTTCTGTCGGCGCGGTCTACGGTATTCCGATTCAGATTACTGAATTCTTGGATGTCGTTGGCGGTTCCAGTCGTCAGATTGGTGCTTTGGTTTACAAGCCGGGCTTCATGATTGCGGAGCGTCGAGGTATGGAAATTGAAAGCGAGTATGAACCTCGCCAACAGGTCACTGCGATGTATCTTAGTACTCGTTTTGACTTCAAGGCTCTCACTACTAATAGTGCTGCTGCTCTTGATTCCACTAAGTACCCATATGCTTGTCAAGTACTAACTGGTTAATATTTTTTAAATAATAACTTGGAGTCGCAAGGGGGAGGTGGGTAACTGCCTCCCCTTTAGTTTTTAAGGAGATTAATAATGGAAATAACTTCAGAAATTAAAGACATGGAATCTTGGGAAGAAGCCTCTAAATGGCTTGAACGACATGGTTGGGGTCCCGGTCTTATTGACGAACAAAAAACAGCTTGGGATGCTGCAAAAGCACCTAAACCTATTGAAACTAAAAAAGAAGAACCAGTTTTAGTTATAACAAAAGTAGCTGAACCTGTTAAAACTAAAAGGAATAGCTTAGTTAAAAAAGGTAATTAATAATGGAAAAATTTGAAGAGAATCTAGGTAAATACCCTTATGTTACTTTAACACAAGTAAAAGATTATTTAACTATAACTAGTGATAAACATGATGGTACTCTAACAAATGCTATATCATATGCAACTGCGCTCGTTGAGCATTATATTGGTCAACAGGTTCTCGCAAATAATTACTTTGAAGTTTTTGATGGGGGTGCGACCGCAGTTTACAGTAGTAGACTCCCTCTCAATAACGTTTATTCTGTGGCAGAATTTAATGGTACAGATTATGAATTTTTAGCTAATCCTACATCTACAGGTTTAGATGTTACAACTGGAGAGGATAAAGATAATCACGTTATTACTAAT